ACTTGATGAACTTTCTCGTATCAGTCACAAGGTTTCTGGTCTGGTGGTCGCCTTTGCCTGTGACTTGACCGTCGGACACCCAGATGACGGGTGACTTGGAGTTGAGTCGCAGGTTGTTGTACGCCCATTTGAGAGCAGGCAGGTCTACACCGTTGCCACCGGCGAAGTCAGGCAGTCTGCGTAACTGCCTTCCGTGTCTGGCGACTAGGTGTATGTTGCCCCACTTGCGGTCAATCTCGTCTTCGCCTGATGCTGAGTAGCAGACGATCGAGCAACCAGACGAAGCAGCCATGACGCGCTTGATGTCGTCGTCGTCAAGCCCCATCGAGCCTGAGCAGTCGAAGACAACCACGCCACCAAGGGCTCGGGTCTTGCGTTGGAAGATGCGCCTGTACGGGTCAGTCACCATGCGGTAGAACGACCTTGGGTACTTGCCTTCTGACCACGGCATCATGCGCCTGCCAGCCTTGCCGGTATGGGGTAGCACTAGTTCGTGCTTCGCCAGATACGGTGTCTGCCAGTCGCCATCGTCATACTCGTGTAGCGGTATGACTGTCCTGTCGTGGTGCTTGAACTTATCGCCTTCCTGAATGGGCTTGGGCTCTGGTCGTTGCGCACCCCTGGTCGGGCTTTGTTTGCCTGACTGTCTGGGTTTGCTTCGCTCTGCCTTGCGCTCATCGACAAGTCTGTTGACTTGTCTGGTGGTCTCGGCACCGTAAGTAGCCAGGCTTGAGTAGTAGTAGTTCGCATGCCTGCGAGCACTTCTGCCTGGCTGGTGTAGTCCGTTAGCCCATTCGTGATGGTTGTTCATGGTTTCCATGATGTTGTTGGCTTGCTCGGCGAGTATGTCGTAGAGCGCACGGTCGGCTGACCGTATGCCACGCATGATGTCGTCGAATGCCTTGGTGCCAACGAGTGACATGGTCGCGCAGACCAAGTCGTCGTTGGGCGCACCAGACAACAAGCCGTTGATGTACGGCTTGATGTTCACGGTGTTCATGGTCGGGTCTTCGCCGAAGGTTTCTTGGAACTGCTTGTTGGCAACCAGACGGTTAGCCATCTCAGCCTGAGCCTTGGTTCTGCCCCATGCTCGTGCTGACTTTCCAACATTCGGGTGTGACCACTTGGCTAGCACCAGCGCATAGCGACGCATGCGTTCGAACTCTTCGCCTGGCATGCCTGTGCTGGTGTATGTGCCTGCTGTCGCAGTATCGCTGACATCAACACGCACACCGTCAAGGGTGGACACCATGCCACCTATTGACTTGTACTTGTTGGGTGTCTTCTGCGTTGGTCTGGGTGGCAAGGCGTCACCGAAGAACGGTGTCTTACTCACTTCGGCACCGTCGCTGTGCTCTGGGCGACCTTGAGTACATCGACCATCGACTGCCACTCTTCGGGGAAGACGACCTGTGCGCTGTACTCCATGTTCTTGGAGACTGCGTACATGGCGTGGAAGTCAACGAAAGCACGCAATGACTTGCGGTTGATTTCGCTGGGGTTGGTCATCTTAGTGGCGAGACCACGCAGGTAATCAGGCAGCGATGCGATCGCAGCAGGATTGGGCGTGTCCACTCGGCACCTGACGATGAGACGGTCAAGAACGGCAGGTGCCAGGTCTTCTGGCTCACCGTTCATGGTCGCAACGACGCTGAACTTGGGGTGTGGTCTGACGACTTCGCCCGTGTCTGGGTGTTGCCAACTGCTCGATGCGGTGCTGTCGACCAGAGCCATCATGCGACTCTCGACATCACCGTTCATGCGGTTGATTTCGTCAACGACAAGGCGTGCGCCTTCGCGCCATGCCTTGATGCCCACGCCTTCTGCGAATGACCAAGTGCCGGCAGCGTTCTGCTTGTAGCACCCAATCAGGTCAGCGTCTGTCATCTCTTCGGTACAGATGAGCCTGTAGGCCTTGCGACCTGCGAGCCCGGTCGTGAGACCGAAGTATGTCTTGCCTGTGCCAGGCAGCCCGTACAGCAGGACACGGTTGCCGTGCTCTACTGCGAACTGCGCTCGCTCCCAGTCGCTCAGCAGTTTGACTGCTGGCTTCTTTGTTTCTGTGGTTGTCATGGTTGTTTCTCCTGTGGTTGTCATGGGCAGGATTATTCCTGCTCATCTTCCTTGGCTTGACCAGCCAAGAAATCTTGTTTCATCGCTTCCCAGATTTCTGGGTCGCGTTGTTGTAGTACGCGTGGCATGTTGAGTGCGCCGTAGAGCAACTTAGCCACTTCGCCGTGGCTCTCGTCTAACTCTGACCAGCACTCCTTGACTAGTTCGGCATTGTCGTCAGACAAGCGAACGACTGTGGTGAACACGGGCTCTTGCCACAGTTCGCCTGTGGCTTGGAGCCGTGGTATCACTGCGAGTTTGTCTCCGAGAACAACGGCAGTCATGACGATGTCCTTGACTTCTTCGGTGCCTTTGCCTTCGTCGACTGCGCGTGCTGACGCAAGGCTTCTGATCATCAAGCCTTCGACCCTGTGCTCTTGGAAGCGCGGGGCGCAATGAAGACCCATGACGAATGTAGCGTCAGACAACACTTCCTTGATGTTGACCGGTGTCTTGTCTGGCACTGCTGAGAACAGGTGTTCCAGCGAGATACAGGCGTTGGCACGACCGTCTTGCCATGCGCTACCTTCGACCGAAATGGCGTCAGGTTCCTTGGCTTCCATGGTCTTGCGAAACTCGGCAAGTTCCTCAGGTGTGCCTTGGAACTGCTTGGTGAACACCCATAGGTCGTAGACGGAATCGTCTGTCATGGGCTTGGCTTGCCAAGTTTGCTGCTCGGCAAGGATTATTGCTTCACGAAGACTGTCTTCTTCGTGCTTGGTTTCTTCGGCAAGGGCAGCAGCAATGATGCTCTCTGTCTCCTTGAGTATTGCTTCTTCGTTAGTCATGATGACTCCTGTGGTTGATGGGTTGATGGTGGCAGACTTGCCATGCTTTGTCCGCTGGTCTGCCAGCAGACGGGATTGTTGGGGCGCATGACTGCCCTTTACCCAGAGGGGGGTTGTGTCTGGGTTATGACCCAGCGTGCTCGTCAGTCAGCGACGCTGGGTACTTGGTTTCTTCGTCGACATTGCGCTCGACGACTTCTGCGAACCACTGGTAGTTGTCACGGAACCATGGTCGCAACTGCTGTTGGACATAAGGGTACGAAACCTTGATGCCCATTGCGGTCAGGACACGGTGAATGTAACTACCGGTGTATCGCTTGTCGCACATCATCTCGACGAGCAGGTACAGGTCGGTACCGCACGCTTCGATGATGCGTTCTCTCTTGGTCAAGGGGCGACGGCTAGAGCCTGTCTTGGCTGTCACTTCCCTGATTGCTTGTACAAGCGACTTGCGCTTGGGGGGTCGGGTATTGCGCTTCATGGCATTCTCCTTCGTGTTGGGTAGTCGGCACGGTTGCGCCGACTTCCCGAGTGTACGCCACCCCGAAATCCGACGGGAGAAAAACGCGCGCGCGATTAGCCAGAGCCATACCCAGCAGCGAACGACTCGCGCGTTCGCGTGGTGACGGTAGCGGTAGCGGTAGCGCTAGGAGCTGTGGTTGTGGTGCGCCCGGTAAGCGGCGTAGTCCTGGCTGCGTTTGAACGCAGCATCGGACACCATGTACGACACGCCTTCGGCGAGCGAAGTCCATGCCGGTCGCAGTCGATCGTTGGCAGTGATGGCAAGGTAGAGAAGTTCGGTCAACATCTCTTCGGCCAGTTCGATATCGTCAGGCGTGAATGACGGATTGCTTTGCATTGTTGTCTCCTTGTTTTTCCATGGGTTGTGGCTTGGGTGAATGGCGCGTGCAAAGTGGCGCATGCGTCGTCTTGATGTGAAGCGTGACAGAGTTCGAACAACGAGGGCACGCATAGCGTTCACGTAACATCGTAGTCCCTCCAGCTTGACTGCGAGAATCCACGTACTCTGCCGTCCGGTTGTATGTACACCCACGTGGGGGCGTCAGGATCGCAGCCGCAGCCGGCCACGTTGCGCACGTCGTGCACCACGATCTGGTTGCACTTGTCGCAGATCACTGCTTTGGGTTGGTTTTTCTTTTCTTCCATTGTTTGTCTTGTGTTGTCAGCTTTCCTTCACGATACAGGTGGCACGGGCACTGGCATCCGGAAGTTTCCCCCGCTGTCCATTTGCGCAATGCCCGCTCCACCGTACCGCAGTGGTCGCAACTCAGAACGGTTCTGGATCGTTCTCGCCGCTCATCGCGGCTTCGAAGTCTGCGCCCGGCTGTTCGTCGGTTACCTCCCACAGTTCGGCGTCGTCGAACTTGGCTGCGCGATTGGCCAGCCACATCGTCTTCGACTCACCCTTCTTGTTGGTCACCGTCACTTCGTCACCGGCTTCACCGGAGGGCTTGACCTTAACTCCCCAAACCCCTGACTTCAGCTTGTACCACGTTGCTTGACTCATAAGTAATCTCCCTTGTCAATCACTTGTTTCATGCGGTCGATCATGCTGCGGTACATGTCCACCTGTTTTTGTAGTTCCGCTATCCGCGTGCGGTCTTCGTCGCGCTGCTCCCGAAGGGAATCAACCGTGACTTGAAGATCGTTGAGCCACTGCTCGTAGAAGATGTTGTCATTCTCCATCTTGGCCCGCCTGTTTCTTGCGCTGGTTCGGGCTTAGCCCGCCCCAGATTCCGTAGGTTATGTCGTTGTCAATTGCGAACTTCATGCAGTCCTTGTACACCGTGCAGTTCCTGCAGTACTCCTGTGCCTTGGCGTTGGCTGTGTGCCAACCGGACTCGGCAAAGAAGATCTCGCTGTCTGCGCCTCTGCACGCAGCGAACTCCATCCATCCGAAGTTCTTGTTCTTCAGTTCCCATTCGCTCAGTAGTTCCATGTAGCTATAGCTCCCAGGCTTCGAAGCCCCGTTGTCCTTGTTGTTGGTGGTAGTCATGTATCGCTTTCGCTGCCTTGAGGTTGGTCGCCGGATCGAACAACTCGTCGCATCCAACCTTAGACAGAACACCGACTGATTGCAAGTATCCGTCCGGATACCAGCGTGTCGGCAAGCACCACGACCTGTCGTTGATCTGTGTCAAGCCGATGTCGGTAGAGCCATCCTTGTTGCGTGTCGTGTTGTGTTGCGTCGGGTCGCACCGGGACTCGCGCCACATGATGTAGTCGAGAGTCGGCATGCTGTCGGCATGCCAGCCCAAGTCTTGAGCCAACCCCCACCACTGACCACACCGAGCGTGGGCGGAATCCTCGTCGTTGGCAGTCGTGGTGGGGGCGGCGATCGTGGTGGTGGCGGCAGGGGAGAAGGAGGTAACCCCCGCCGCCACCGTTACGGTCGTGCTGGGTGCAGGCTGCCGGTCCGTGGACCCGCCGGCAGACTCGAACCCCAACACGAACAGTGTTGCTGACATGAATGCCAGCAACCTAGGAACGAAGTCCATGGTTCCTCCTAACCCTGGTCCGTGATAAGGCTAGCAATCTCGGAGAACTCTGACAAGGTCATCAGCACGATGCCCTCGGTCGAGCCGTCCGGCATTGCCACCATCACGAACGGACGAATGTCGCCCAAAGCTTTCGCCGCGTCAGACTGGGCTTTAGCGGCTTGGAAACGGGTAGCAATCGGACCGACTTGAGCGCCTGCTTTGATCTCGGTACGAAAAGCACCGCCCCAGTTCTCCTCGTGACGCGTAAGATGACCGCCCAACCCCAGCTTCTTACGGGCACGACGTGCCTTGCTGTCTCCCTTGCGTCGATTTCTACGACCGCGAGCGGAAGGATCGGCACACCCTCGTACTCTGCGTACGCCTTGTTTGTCTGGTCTTCCCAAAGTACCAAACAAAGGGCAGGACTCATGGGAACACTTGTCATAGTTGCCTTGGCAATAGCCCTTGCGTTCATCGGGATGCGCGTTCATCTAAGACCTTGATCGCCTTGTCGGCTTCGGCTTTCGTAAGACTATCAAGTTTGGTTATCGGCCTGTTGATGATCTCTGCCACCGTCTCTGCGTGGGCAGCCGGACCCTGTTTGCCTGCAGCGTTGAGCAACGCACGCAGCTTGCCCTTCTGCGGTGCGCTGGCCGGTGCGTCAGGTTGCTTGATCGCTATGTGTTCCTGTGTTGGCTTGCTGAACACCAGTTGCACCGTCTCTTGCAAGTTTTCCGCAGTCACCACCTTGGGTTGCTGCATCTTCTTGAATGCGTCACGCAACTTGGGCATCGACTCGTTGGTCAAGTTGTTCAAGTCAGTGCCTGCTTCCTTGGCCACGTCCTGCGGGTCGAGCCCTGCCTTGACGCACGCCTCACGGAACTTTGTGACCAAGTCAGCGTCGTTGCGTGGCTGGGTCATGCGCTGTACTTTCTCCATCTCCTGACGGCTAGGCCGTGGCTGTGACTTTGATGCGTACTTCCAGTTGGCCAAGGCCCGGCCGATGGCCGAGGTCTCTGCATTTTCTACGTGCGATGTGCGGTTCACCGGACTGGCGTCACGCACTTCCTCTGCGAAGCCCGTCGCTACCGGGCGAGGGTCGGCGATGTCCTTGAACACCTCTGCCCTGAACACGACGCGGTTCTCGTCGTAGTGGTGGATTTGTGTGAACACCTGCCCGTTCGGGTTGTCTTCCCAGAACTTGGCGAGGCGCGCCTCCACCGTCTCGTAGTTATCGAGGTTGAACCTCATTGCTTGTCTCCTTCGTTGTTGACCACACGAAACGTGCGGTATGTGGATTGTTTCTTGTATTTCGCAGCGAGAGCCGGATGCTCCGCTTCGAACTTCTTACTGTCGAAGCTGTTGCGTGTGGCTGTCTTCCACGTCGCAACGACTTCGTTGTCGATCGTACCGTACTCGGCGTCGCCAAGCAACTCGCAAAGCCGGGCTTTGATTTCCGATACCTTTGCCTCGGCTTGCTCGACGATTGCTTGGTGGGTGGAGTACTCGCGCAACAGCGTCTTGGCTTGGTCGCCTATCTCCACCTTGACGTTGTTGCCCTTGGGGTGCAGGTTCGTCAGGTCCTCGTAGGACAAAGAGATTCCGTCGGGGATGATGCCCATGTCGATCGATGCCAAGTACTGGCGGCATGCCTCGATGTGCATGCGCTTCTCGTCTGACGTCACCTTCTGTTCGTGGAACTGGATGTCCAGGTCGCTGTCGAACACCACCCATGTGACGCTGTCTTTGCCCGTGCAGATGGCTTGCTGTACGCCCTGCCAGTACCACATGCGGGGAAGCTCTCCGTTCCAACGGCCGCGCTTGGTCTTGATTTCGTACACGCCGCCGGCTTCGCTGACTGCGTCAATCGTGGCAATCAACCGGACACCGTCCTCTTCGTAGGCGTACATGATGCACGGCGTAGTAAGAGGAAAGCCGAGCAACTGGGCAGCCCAGTCACGGATCGGGGATTCGAGGGTGTTGCCTCGTTGCATCGCCCTGTTCTCTTGCTGGGGTTGCGGCGGTTCCTCTTTCAACAGTTCGACGGCGAGTTGCGCCGGCGAAAGATACGGATGTTCTCCGTGAACGGCGGCCGCGTTCGACGCCGAGATGCGGGCGAGCCCGTTCTCGTCACGCCAACGAACGGCCAACCATTCGGGACTTCCGTGCGGTGGTTTGGGGACGGTAAAGTTTCTCATCATGCCTCCTATTTTGGGTTGGGGGTGTTGCGCAGTTACTGTAGCGGGGCGGCGTCAAGGATGACAACTCGCTGCACCATCCCGGTGGGGATGTGCGTGACCATGCCGACAGTGTCCATCTCCGGTTCTTCGTCCGGACAGTACGAACAAGTGACCGACACGTAGCCTTCCAACAGGTCAGGCCACAACCAGCCGACTGATACCACGTGCTGGGGCTTGGCCTTGTAGTCCTTGGTCCGGATCCAACCGTTCTCTGAATCGAACGCGTCAATCCAGTGGACTGCGACCAGGGACCAGGGGCATTTAGTCAAGCCAGCAAACATACTCGCAGGTTACCCGCCCCTTCTCCGGGTCCACGAACATCAGTCTTTGGCTGGGTTTACCCACCGCAGCGACGAAGCTCTTGGCGTACTGGTTGTCTGACTCGGGCGATCCGGTCACCCAGATGCGACCACCGTTGGCCATGGTCAAGTTGATAGGGGTATGGAAGTGACCCATGATGGCGTCGTTGAAGTCCATGAAGGTAGCCCAAGCATTGACCTTACGCAGGATCGAGTACGACGGGGTCTGCCCACCAAAGGACGGGATCTCGTCGCCGTGCACGACCAGCAACTTGTAGTTGCCGATGGTGGCAATCTGATACCAGTCAGCCGACTGCTGCCAGGTCACGTTCTTCAGGTGAGCGCAGCGTTCGGACGCGATCTTGTAGGCCATGCGGTCCACGTTGTCGGAGCCCGGCATGTCGCCCTTGCGTCCGATGCGGCCGTGATTGCCGTACTCGCACACCACGCGCACAGTAGAGAACATGCCAGACAAACGATGCACGGTCGACTCGATGATGTTTGCCACCGTGAACATCTGCTCGAACAGATGCGCTTCCACCTCGTACTGTTGTCCGGGGAACACGGTCAATCCCTCGACCATGTCACCGCCCAGCACCAGCACGCACTCGTTCACCGGGTGGTGGGCACGCTGGATACTGGTGAGCGCAGCCACCTTGTCGCACATCTGGTCGATGCGCTTGCGCAGCACCTCCATGTTGTACGACACGGATACCTTGCCGGCTTGCCAGTCGGTCAGGTGCACCAAGGCGACCTCGGCTTTGCCCCTCTTGTTCGGCTTGGGTGGCTTGACCTTGACGCGTGGCTGCACCAACGACGCGTGCTTGGCCGCCAGATACACGGCCTCGACCAAGTCCTCGGTCTTCTTCTTGGCGCGTGCAGCCGCACGCTGGGCGTGCTCAAGGGCGCGCTTCAGGTCTTGTATCTCTTGTTCTGCTTTTGCATCATCACTTATTGACATTGCGTTCCATCTCCGTTCTTGCGTTGAGAATCGTGTTTGCTGCCACTTGGATGTCCCGGTTCGCCAGTGCCCTGCTGATCGCAGTGCAGGTGATCGACTTGTCGTTCATCGCTTCCAAGAACTCCTTGTATTCCTTCTCACCGAGTTTCTCCCGGATCTCGTCAAGCTTTGTGCGGCGACCGCCGCCCTTGACTTGCGCCTTTGCTTCATTTAGAAACGCCATCGCGCGCCTCCTTTGCCATGTTCAGGCACGTGAGATACCCGATCGTGTCGACCAGCGTATCCCTGTGCAGCACGTCCCGTTCCAGGTTCGTGCGCAACCGTGCCAGTTTCACGCTGACCATGAACAAGATCGCTTGCATCACGTCCAGTTCCACTCCGGTCAACGACCTGAAGATCGACACCACTTTCGTGTAGTCGTCGTACGGATGCCCGTACGTTGATTGCCGATCGTTGGTGACGAGGTCAAGAGCCTCGGTCAGAACGTCGGTACCCTGATTGCTTCTTTGCATTCGGTTTCCCCTTGCTGATTAGGTTGTCGAGTTTTCGAATCAGATTCCACAAGTTGTCTTGGTCGGCGACTCCTGGGTAGACGCGACTAAGAAACTTCCGGATCTCCTTGAGTTCCATTCTGCTGAACTGTTCGCTCATTGTCAAGTACCCCCTGCTCGGCGTGGAACTCTAAGTGGTCCGACAACCGTTCGTCAACCCGTTCGACTTTCTTTTCGATACGGTTCTGCGACTTGTACAGCATCGTCAACAAGCCCTGAACGTGGGCGTGGTCCTGGGCGTTTTCCTTGCGGACGCGGTTGACGAGATGTCCGATCAACGCCAGTGCGCCGGTGATCGCAGCCGCGAGTACTGTTGCGATGCCGGCGTCCATGTCACGTTGCTTTCAACTTAGCAAAGAACTCAGCCACCAACAGTGGTGAGTCAGCCACCCTGGGTGACAGCTCCACATGCAGCCAATCACCGGCAGGTGCACCATGGATCGTGGGCTTGTCGTAGTCAACCCAGGCCAACCGATCGCAACGCCAGCCGCGACCGTGCGGCTTCGGGAAGTAATCGAGGATGCATTCCAAGCCAAGCTCCTTGTTGTGCTTGACCAAGAAGTCGGCAAACTCCTCAGCGTGCTTGCGTCCGTTTGGTTTGCCCTTGCCGTTTGTTTGCCGATAAGAAAGATCGACGGCTCTACCGGTTGAGTGCACGGACAACGGACCGCCAGGTCCGGTGCCACCCTTGGATCGCACCACGAAGTGACCGTTGTTCCACAACGCACCGTCGGTGTATTCCTCGGCTTGTTTGATGAACTCCAGCAGACCTTTGCGGGGACCCCTGGCTATCCCGTCCTTGGTGCCGGTGTACCGGCGTGGCATTACTTCTTCCGGCCGTAACGCTTGTCGGTCGGATCGAACCAGGTGTAGATCACCGGCAACAACGCGGCGAGACCGGCGTTGGCGATGGCGTTGAGGTCACGTGAACCGGCCAGGTAGCAGGCAATGGCCGCGGCTGCGAACACTTTGACCCACGACTTCAACACGGCTTTGGCTTGCTTGGAGATAAGATTCTTTGTCATGGGTGACACCCTATCAAAAGCAGCCATCGGATTGCTGGCGTTCTTTGTGGGTACCGGCGTGTTGCTGGTCCTCGGCTTGCTGTGGTTGATGTCGTCGTGGGGTGACGACGAATTACCGTTGGATTAGGCGGGTTCTTCTTCGACCGCAACCACGGGTGATGCGAACACGGTGCCGTTCCACGTGTCTCCGATGCCTGCGTATTTGCCGCGTGACGCACCTTCGACTGGGTTGTTGTTGTACGAGGTTTGCACCCACTCGCCCGACAGCCCGATGCTGGCGATAAACGCCTTGCCTGCGGCTTCGGTTGGTGCGTCGTCGTTGGAGACGACGATGACTTCTCGGACTACGCCGTTTTCTACTCGTGCGAAATGTGCCATGTTGATACCTGCTTTCTGTTAGTCAACTCGGAATGAGCCTGTTGCATCGTACGCATAATAGGTGTACGAACCGTCAGTACCAGTCGTCGGTGAGCCAGTCGTCGTGACGGTGAACTTGCTCAAATCTGCGGTAAGCGCACGGATTACGACACGACCAGAGTAGCCAGCGGTCGGTGCAGAAGTTGAGCCTTGCCCACCACCGCCACGATTTGTTGCGTTACCGCCACCATGCGAACCGTTAGAACCGCCAGCAGCAGCACCACCGCCACCGCCAGAGTAAGTAATGCTTGTACCTGTGTAACTGTTCGTTGAACCAGAGCCGCCGTTGCCACCGTTGCTACCTGTGCTTTGTGCGCCAGCACCACCAGCACCACCGCCACCGCCGCCACCGCAAGTGGTATCGGTTGAACCGCCGCCAGCGTTTCCTTCACCCGAAATGCCATCACCGCCACGATTTGATGCGGCTTGACCACCACCACCAGAAGCACCATTTGCACCCCACTCTTGGTTCATTGAAGAACCACCGCCACCACCATTGGCGGAACGAATAAACGAAGATGCTGTTCCATTGCGACCCGGCTGTTCAGCATCGCCAGAAACAGCACCACCAGCACCAACAGTCACGGTGTAAGTGTTGCCTTTGGCAATCAGGTCAGTTGCTGTACGGAATCCACCAGCACCACCACCGCCAGATTTCGTGCCAACACGACCAGCACCGCCACCACCGCCGACGAGTAGGTAATCGACACTCAACGAAGTGATAATCGGCAGAACGCTTGTGGTCTGCGATGAGACATAACCGAGATACGAACGAGTCATTCTGCTACCACACCAATCGGCAAATCTTCCTGAACGTACGGTCTCACAACCACCCCATCGACCACTGCCCAGCCGATACCAGCAGGATGCTCGGCATCGTACTCAATGAGATGTGTCGGGTCGTCGTTCACCCAATCAGGCGCAACAACTTCAATGTTCACCACGACACCATTCGTCGTGTCAGGCGCTACTCGTGCCACAGTCCGTTCAGCCATCGTCACTTCTCCTATTGCTCGTACTCAATCCACACGTAACCCGAACCGCCAGACGGTGCGGCATCTGAACCGCCGCCGCCAGCAGCACCAACGGTAACGCTGATACTTGCACCAGCCGTTACCGAGTCACCAGCAACGACAAATCCACCTGAGTTGCTACGCACCATAAAGCCGCCGTCAACTGCGTTGTCTTGACCTTGTGCCCAGCCGCCACTGTTGGCAGGCGCACCATTCTTTCGGGTATTGTCCACCGTCCTGTTCGTCATCGCCGCCCCACCAGTGGCAGTGACCGTGCCACCAGCGAACGCAACAGAACTATTCCCACCAGCGGACGCACCAGTGCTTACGCCACCGCCACCTGCTCTAATGTTTGCGATTGCGTAAGTAACACCAGTCGGAACGGTCCATGTGCCGTTAGCAGTGAATCGCGCGACACGCTTGCGCATGTACACACCGTATTCAATCCAAACCACGCCAGTACCGCCAGCAGCACCAGTTGTTCCAGCCGTACCGCCGCTACCAACCGTAACTGTGATGCTTGCGCCAGGAGTTACATCTGCGCCAGCAACTATGTATGCGCCGTCTTGACCGTTCAGTTCAACACTTGTCGTCGTGCCGTCTCTTGCCTTTGCGCCACGACCACTGTTTGCCGCCCCAGGCGCTTGCGAAGCGGCAGCGTTGTACGAAGCGGCTGTGTGAGCCGCACCACCACCAGCAGTAACCGTTCCACTGGCAAACGCAACACTGCTGTCACCGCCGTTACCAGCACCAACACCCACACCGCCGCCGCCACCAATCATGTGCGCTATCGCATAGGTGACACCAGCAGGAACAGTCCAAGTTCCGCTAGAAGTGAACTCGTCTACGTTTCTCGTTACGTAGGTGCCGAACGCCGTCTGCGTCGTCAGCGACGACACATACCCAAGTTGACGACGAGCCGTAGCCATCGCTTACGCCGTGATTCGGTTGACGAACCCGTGAATCGTGATGACGTTCGCAGTACCAGCAAACGCACGAACAACCAGCGCAGTCGCATTACCCTTGATAAGCAACCCAGGAGCCACCGTCACCAACCCAGCCTCAGGCTGAACCGTCAACTCGATGTGGTCATCAGGGCTGGCAGTACCACCCCACTCAACCGTCAACTTCACCGCCGTCGACGAAGTGTTGACCGCATACAACCAAATCTCGTCAAGAGTCGTAGTCGTCGTCGAACCAGTGTGAATCGTCGTACCAGCCGTCGCAGTCGCGGCAACCTTGATGGCTTTACCATCCGTCGAACCGCTGAGAATCGTCTTGCTGTACGTTGCCATTGTTGCTCCTAACTAAAAATCTGGACTGGTAGAACGATTTGGTCGGTGTCACCCGACGAAAGTGCCGTCGCCCACTTTACACCAGCCGTCTCCGCAGAGTCAGCCGTCAACACCGTATTGTTCGCACCCACCCCAACACGCTGAACATCGGTACCGTTGAACACCACAACGTCACCCTTCGTCGTGTAACGCGACGCCAAGAAGTTCGCTTCGTCAGCGTCATCCGCCGAGAACACGGGGTAGATGGTTGCGCCAGAAGCATGAGACTGCGCGCTGGTGTCGTCTTGTGCACGGGTCAGCGTGAGAGTCGAACCCGAGATGGTTGCCGAGCACTTCTCCTCTGACGCGGTCCCTGGGCTGATGACGACAAAGAACGGGACCGAAGCCGTTGAGGGCCATCCGGTCGTGGCGGCAATCGTGATTGACGTGTCACCAGCGCCGAGGGCGTTGGTGATTGTCGTTTGGGCTGCCGCGCCCTTGTACTGTCTGCGTGTTACTGCTGCCATTGGGACCTCATCTTACACTACGCATAACCACAATAGCAGTCCCCTCGTGGTCGTTTTCCTGATGGCCCGTGGTCACCTGACGGGTGCGCCATTGGACGTTCTCAACCACCACGGCATAGGTTTCCTGATTCTCTTGGTAGGACACGATTCGGGGTGTCTCGACCAGGTCTCGAAGAAGGA